CAAATGGTACGGCTGGTAGTGGAGGCTCTTCAGGCTCATCAGGAACTTCAGGAAGCAGTGGAACATCAGGCAGCTCTGGTACTTCAGGTAGCAGTGGGACTAGTGGAACAGATGGCACTGCAGGAAGTGGTGGCAGTTCGGGTACAAGCGGAACATCAGGTAGTAGCGGTACTTCAGGTACTTCTGGTACTTCAGGTACAAGCGGCACTAATGGAACTGCAGGAAGCGGTGGAACGAGTGGAACAGATGGCACTGCAGGAAGTGGAGGTTCATCAGGTAGTAGCGGTACAAGTGGGACTAGCGGAACGAATGGCACTGCTGGCAGTGGAGGTACTTCAGGTACTTCTGGTACGAGTGGAATAACTGGAGGAGTAGGTTCTAATGGAACTTCTGGAACTAGTGGAACGAATGGAGTTGGTTTTACATCATTAGTAAAAAATTCTGCAACAACAAACTCTGTATCCGGAAGTGTAATTACAATTACACCTGATTTAGGTAATGTTTCTTATTATTCTTGGAAAGTTGGTGATTTTATAAAGATATACGATGGTAGTGCGGCTGAGGCTGTTAATAACTTTATGAACGGACAAATAACCGGTACAACTGGCGGCGGAGGCGGTTGGTCAGTATCAATATCATTTAATACCGGCTCAACAGCTATCGACCCTACTTATTTTACATTTCAAAATGGACTTAATGGTACTAATGGTACATCAGGTACAAGCGGAACATCATTAGATTTTCCATTCTCCGGTAAAGCAGAGATTACTGGTAGTGTACAATTATTAGGAAACTTAGGAGTAACTGGTTCAATCATTGTATCAAGCTCTTATGGTATAGGATTTCCTAGTCTATTAGTATCTGGTTCAACATTAATGACAGGTTCATTAGGTTTAACTGGTTCGTTAAGTATTACCGGTTCGGTAGATATGAATGTTGTATCAGCACCAATCACATCGGCAACAATGAGTATAAACTTTGGTTTAGGTAATTACTTTACTAGCTCAGCATCTGGCTCATTCCATATAAATGTAACAAATATAAAACCTGGTGAAAGTGCAATATTAAAAATGAATACTGCAGTAGCTGCATTACCAACATTAGTAGCAACCGCATCTTTTAGTAGTAATGTTAAACAGATAAGCGGAAGTGCATACACTGTAACATCGGGTTCAAATCAAACGGATATATTAACATTCGTAGCATTAGATACATCAAATGTATTCTTAGTAGCAAGTAAAAAGTTTATATAATATGATAATACAACCATTTAGTTATTTAGCGGAAGCTCCAGTAGCTGCAGCAGCAGCAGGTGCAACAATAAGAGCTGATGCATATTCATCTTTTATAGCATATGCACAACCAATGAATTACTTTTCAGGTAGTTTTGGTATGACTAATTTTGATTCTGATATACATGCATCTATTTTAGGAAGTGGAACTAATTATAAATTCCCTGCAACTGGTAGTGGAACATATCAAGCTACTGCAGCTAAAACTGCATTTGCAGCTAATGGATATGTTACTTCATTAAAAATAAGTGGTAATCAAAACGCTGGTGGATTCGGAGGTACAGTAACACCTGCTGATTTAAAAATGGCTACTTCTAACTTTGTGTGGGAAGCATGGGTAAATACTGATGCAACTATTTCTGGTCAAGGAATATTTATATTATTGGCATATGACCAGACTGGTAACTGGTCATTCAATAGTACACCAGCCTATATTAGATTTCTTATTGGACCAGGTGATTATTATTCTGATTCAGTAACTAGTTTAGCAAAAACTGCCAATACATGGAGACATTGGGCTTTTGTAAGAAGTGGAAATAATTTTTACGCTTATTGGGATGGAACAAAAGTGGTAACAGTAAGTCCGGGTGCTATTACTGTTGGAAATAATAATCCAAATAGATTATTAGGTTCTGGTAATGGGGATGCATTGAATACTGCACAATATCAAGATTTTAGAATATACAAAGGAACGGATAAAGGATATACAGGAGCAACTATAACTCCACCATTGAGTATGGTTATTGGATAAAAATAAATTATAATAATATGAGTGAACAACAATACCCAATTAGAACTTACGCATTAATAGATGAAGATAATGTAGTAAAATATATTAAAACTTATTCATTATCAAATGCTGAAGAAAGTTGGTTAGGAAATTATGAAGGAGCTAGACAAGGATTTGCAGTAGATATGTTTGATTATGAAATAACAGTTGGAATGAAATACAATAGTGATTTAAATACCTTTGAATAATATGGAAACGGTTTACTTAGGAAATATTTTAATAAACGATGTGATGTTAGGTTCACAAAGAATGGACGATGTCATATTGGGTAAACTAATACCTACTACAACCTCTACCACTACTGCACCGCCAACAACTACAACAACTACTGTAGCACCTACAAGTACAACTACAACTACAGAACAACCAAAATATTATCTTCAAAATTGTAGCTCATCGGTAGTGTACACAGTGTACAAATCTGATGCTGCTGCACCAACTGCAAGTTTGGTTTACAAACCTTATTCAGCAGAACAACCGAGTATATTTAATAGTGGCAGTTGTTTTCAATTTATAAGTGCTTCTAATGAAGCACCATTTGCATCAGCAATATTTGGAGATTCTTTTGTTAGTTGTTTTGCTTGTGAAAGTACAACTACAACAACAGCAGCACCAACTACTAGTACTACAACTACAACAATTACTCCACCTACTAGTACAACTAGTACAACTACTGCAGCACCAACAACTACAACTACAACTGCAGGAACTACAACTACAACTGCAGGAACTACAACTACAACTGCAGCACCTACTAGTACAACTACTACAACGGCGTATTTTACAACTACTACAACAACTGCAGCACCTACAAGTACCACAACAACGGCAGCACCAACTAGTACAACTACAACAACATACCCATAAAAAAATAACTACAAAGTAAAATAACTTTGTTAAATAACTAAACAAACAATAATATGAACGCAAAACACGTATTAAATAAGATTATAGCAGCTTTATCAGCAGATAAGCCTGTTGAACTAACATATGCTAAGTTAGCAGATGGAACAATCTTAGAATCTCCTACTTTTGATGTAGGTGAATTAGCTGAAGTAGTATCCGAAGATGGTACTAAATCTCCAGCACCAGAAGGCGAACACGAAGTAATCCTTAAAGATAGCGAAGGAAACGATGTTAGAATTAAGATTATCGTAGATGCAGAAGGTAAAATTACTGAAAGAGAAAACGTAGAATTAGCAGATGGTGCTAAGGACGAAGAAGTAAAGAAATTACCTGAAGATATGGCATCAATCGCTGGTGAAGACATCGGTGGTGAAGATGAAGATGGTGGTGATTTACCTGTTGAATCAATTCCTGAAGATATGGAAAAGAAGTATTCTGATTTAGCATATCGTATTTCTGAAATGGAAAAGAAAATAGCTAAGATGGAAGATACTAAAGAAGAAGAAATTAAAGGTAAACCAGCTGAAGATAAAAAAGAAGCTGATATTAAAATGGAAGAAGACCTTCCTAAATTAGATGGAGCTCCTGTTGAGGATAAACAATCTAAAGGACAAAATATTAAAATGAGTAAGAAAGATAAAGTTGTGGATACACAATCTAATTTCTTATCTAAATTATACAAATAAACAAAAAAAACTTATTGACATGAGAAAAAAACAAAATTTTGAACAACCGTCAGTTACAAGTACTTACGCAGGTGAGTTCGCAGGCAAATATATTGCAGCGGCATTACTTTCTGCTCGTACATTGGACAACGGTTATATCACAATCATGCCTAACGTTAAGTACAAATCAGTAATCTCAAAGATTGCTGTAGACTCTATCGTTAATAACGCATCTTGTGATTTCGCAACATCGGGTACTGTAGCTCTTACCGAAAGAATATTAGAGCCAAAAGAATTACAAGTTAACTTAAGCTTGTGTAAGGCAGAATTCGTAGATAGCTGGGAAGCTCTACAATTAGGATTTAGTGCATTTGATACTATCCCTGCTAACTTTACTGACTTCTTAGTTAGTTATGTTGGTGGTAAAGTAGCAGACGCAACTGAAACTTCTATTTGGCAAGGTAATCCATCTACTAACGGACAATTCCAAGGTATTTACAACGAATTATCTTCATCAGTAACAGCAGGTGGTGTAAACGCTCCTGTAACTTCATCAGCTTCGGGTTCAATCACTTCAGCTAACGTATTAGCTACATTGAACTCTTTAGTAGATGCAGTTCCTGCAACTGTGTATGGTAAAGAAGACCTTTTCATCTATGTACCAACAAACGTAGTTAAAGCTTATCAACAAGCATTAGCTGGTGGTGCAAATGGAGCAAATGGTTTCAACAACCAAATGAACGTAGGTGACAAACCACTTAACTTCAATGGTATTGAAATGGCATATTGTCCAGGTTTAGCAGCATCTGCAGTTGTAGTTGCTCAAAAATCTAACTTGTTCTTCGGGACTGGCTTACTTTCAGATTATAATGAAGTAAAGGTATTGGACATGGCTGACTTAGATGGTTCTCAAAACTTTAGAATCATTATGAGATATACAGCGGATACTGTATTTGGTATTGGTAACGATATCGCTATCCACAAAAACTATTAATTTAATTGAGTGAATAATGAGAGGGTGAAATTCCCTCTCTCACTCTTTAAGTTTCAGAACAAAAATTAAAAACTAAAAACTTAATCAACATGGCTTGTAATTTAACATCAGGACGTAACGAAGTTTGTAAGGAAGCAGTAGGCGGGCTTAGTGGAGTTTATTTCGTAAACTACACCGGTTCACTTGCTATAGCAACTAATGGTGAAGCAGACGATTTAATCGAATCTTTACCATCTGGTCTTACAGCTTACTTTTATGACCTAAAAGGAACAAGTGCATATACTGAAACTGTCAACACTTCTAGAGAAAATGGAACTACATTCTTTTCACAAGAATTAACATTGAATCT